CTTTCAACCTTGTCGTGGAAGCGCATTGACTTCCCAGACGCACCGTAATTAAATAACAAATCTTAACCAACCGTGCCATTACTCCATTTGGTGGCACGGTTGGTTTTGTTCTGAACGAAGGAGTTTTATGAACAAGCAATCAGTTTATGTTTCACAGATGCCAGCGGGTTGTGAGCGGGCAGGTGCGGCGCGTGGTACGGAACAAGCGATGTTGATGCCAGCACACATTATGTCTGGCACAGAGTTGGCTCCTCCTAGCGGTATCGCATACGGTCACAGGAACCAATGCACAGGTTTCAATAAGCATGGTGAACAATGCCAAGGGAACAAGATTGCTGGTGAAGAAATCTGTTTAGCGCATGTTCGTCAAAGAACTAAAAGAGAAGAAGATGTCGCAAAAAAAGTTGTTAAAGAAGTGATCACCACATCGGAATAGGAATGTAAATGCCAGCACCAGCGTCAACGCTTACTACGGGTCTTAATTCCTATTACCTTTTGCAACTTATTGAGAACTTGTCACAATTACAAATTGGCTACGATCAAAACACTGACGACATTGATCAAGACCTTGTTTTGCAGTTCATCAAAGAGGGCTATCAACGAATAGTTTCCCTTGATGGTCGCTATCCGTGGTTTCAAGCAACATACCAATTTGTTACTTTGCCTTCAATTAGAACATATGATGACGCATTTTCTTTAACAGCAACATGGTCACCGTATGTTCCTGTAGCACCAAACCCTAACGCGTTGAATTTGACAATTAGCAACATTAGAGAAGTTATTAGCGTCACAAACAACACAAACGCTGGCAACGAATGCATATACATTGACCAATTCAAGGCTGAAAGCACATGGGTTGGTACCAACGATCAACCAGACATTCCTGCATATTGGTCTTTGTGGGGCAACCAAATCAATCTCTGGCCGAAACCAAACGATACTGAATATCAGATAACGATTCGTGGTTACCGTAACCCATCGTTCTCATGGTTAACTGATTCGTCTAACTCTTCATCTACTGACTATGTGGATCTTGATCCTGAGTTCCACATGATGCTTGTGAACTTTACGCTTGCCCGTATTTTCCAATTCCAAGAAGACCCTGAGATGGCTTCTGTTTATATGAACCATTACAACTCGGGTGTAACTATTGCTAAAGCCAATTTGACTGCACCTAACTCTAATCAGCCGTTGATTATGAGCGGAGGGTTCCAACTTAACGGTGCTGCTAACACTGCTTATGGTTACGGTTATGGGCAGGCAGGGATTTTGGTTCAGCCGGGTAGTCCTTCGCCTATTGGTAGAATGTATTAATCAATGGCGGCTATTGATGTTAAGCAGGTTTTTGATTTTACTGGTGGCATAAACTTTCGTGCTGATCAGTTTCAATTAAAAGAAAACGAATCCCCTGGGATGCTCAATGTTGAAATTGACCCTCGTGGTGGTGTGTTTAGCCGTGCGGGTTATCAAACAAAACATACAACTGCTGTAGTTTCGTCGGGTTCTGTTTGGAAACCTAAGGGATTGTTTAACTATCAGTATCCGAGTGCCCCACAAATTTTGTTGACAACGGGTAAGAGTGGTGCTACTGACGGCAAAATTTATCGTTCAACGGGCGGTAACTTCACCAAAATTGCTGCTGATGCTTTCAACGATGTCAATGTTAAAAGCACTAACGGTGCTTCTATTACACAATGGGAAGACAGCGTTTATTTCGCTATTGGTAAAACCGCAACATATATGTACAGTTGGACTGCTGGCGATACTTATGCCACACAGTTGACTGCTTCAGGTCCGACTTGGCAACCATATGAAATTCCTGCTTTAACCCCGTATATGCCTAGGGCTGAACTTGTTTTGGCTCACGCAAACAAATTGTTTGTAGCAAACACTTACGAAGACGGAACTTCTTACCCAAACCGTTTGCGTTGGTCGCATGAGAATTTGCCGGGTTCGTGGTATCAGCAAGATTATATTGACATCATTGCTGGCGGTGAAGGTATCCGTGGAATCCAAATAGTTGACGGTCAGTTACTTATTTTTAAACCTAAAGCAATATATTTGTTGATGGGTTATGACGCTGATTCTTTTCAGTTAGTTGAGTTGTCCAAAGTTTTGGGGATTGATTACCCTCAACAGGCTGTTGCAGGTAGTGGTGGCGTCTACTTCTTTGATTACCCTAACGGTCTATATTTTTATGATCGCAACGGCATTCAAGACATTTTTGAGCGTATTCGCCCAATTATTTTGAACAACGAAGTTAACTCGTCATACACTTTTGATATTACTTTGTCGTTTGTTCGTAACCGTTTATGGGTTTCTATGCCTTACGCGCCTTCAAGCCAATCTACCCCACCTGAGTATCCGAGTGTCAATTTTATTTTTGATCCAACGATTGGTGCCCGTGGTTCGTACACCATGTTTCAAACCGCTGAATGGTTTGACCCGTTGATTGCTTCACCAGACGATGACCTTATTGGTGGTTTTGGTTTGGTGTGTGGTGTTGATTGGCGTGACGCTAACGATGATCCGTTTTATTTGATGGTTTCTCCGTATGAGGACTATGCGTATGTGATGTATGTTGACGACTATACAAACACTTTGGATGATTTCCCTGCCACTTTTAACGGCAAATATCAAACCAACTATTTGACAGCATGGTTTGATGACAACCGTTATGTGCAACTTAAATCGTTTATTCGCCCATATTTTGTGTTGAAAGAAGTTTCTCAACCAACGGTGATTCGTTTGGGTATCTACAAAAACTATGATGAAACCACACAATCGGGTGGTACAAAAACTATTTCGTTGACACCTCTAATTTCGGGTGCTACTTATTCAACGACAGGTTCTGGTGGTGTGTACGGGACAGCGATTTACGGTGTGAATACTGTTGGTTCCGCAATCAAACGAAAAGGTATAGCCCCGCTTGGTAGAGGATATGCGGTGCAACTTAAGTTTATGGGACCTGATCAAACAACAGATTCCGTGGCTAGTCCCGGCAGGAAATGGGGATTGAATAGTATCGGTTATAAATTCAAACGCAGAAAAATCAGAGGAACCTAATCATGGCAACAGTATCTATCCCTTATTCCTTTAGCAACGGTGCGGCAATTGTCGCATCGGAACATAACGCTAACTGGGATTCTATTTCGGCGTTCGTTAACGCTTTGTCGGCAGGTAACAACTTTGATACTGGTGCTATTGCTTCAGCGGATATTGCTGATGGTTCTATCACTACAGCAAAACTTGCTACTTCGTTGACTTTGACAACGCCTGCTCTTGGTGTGGCTACGGCTACAAGTTTGAATGTTTCAGGTAACATCGTTTATCACACAGGTACTTCAGCACAAACAGCAACATACACTTTGACATTGACAGATGACTCAAAGATCGTTGAAATTTCTAACGCAAGTGCAGTGAACTTGAATGTTCCTTTGAACTCAACTATTGCTTTCCCAATTGGTACTTCAATTACAGTTCTGCAAACAGGTGCAGGTCAAATCACTGTCGTTCCTGTTAGTGGTGTGACTATCAACGCAACTCCTGGCTTGAAGATACGCACACAATGGTCTGCTGCGACACTGCTTAAACGAGCAGAAAACACTTGGGTTCTCCTTGGAGATTTGAGCGCTTAATGCCGTTATTTATTGGAGCAATTGACGCTGGCGGAGACCAGCCAACAGCACCGGGTACGCCTACGGCTGTAGCGGGTAATGGTTTGGCTACTGTTTCGTTTGCGGCTTCATCATATATTGGAAAAGATACTTCGGTTGTTTACACGGCTACATCTAATCCTCAAGGGTTAACAACAACAGGTGTGTCGCCTATTGATTTTACGGGTTTAACCAACGGTACTGCATATACTTTTACTGTTACTGCTACTACGCCGTATGGTGTTGTATCAGCCCCAAGTGCTGCTTCTAACTCTGTGACTCCTGCGGCTCCGCCTCCTCCGCCTCCTCCGCCACCACCACCGCCTCCCGCACCAGGTCCGCCACCACCGCCACCAGACCCGTGTGCTGGTTGCCCTGCTGCTGGACAGTTGCTCAGTACTTATTGCAGTGGCACAACTCTTGTTGGTGTTTACACAAACGGTTGTTGTGGAACTACCGATTCCATTATTGAGTACAACAGTGGTAGTTGTGGGTATGTTCCACCACCACCACCAATACCGGGTTGTTCTGCTTGCGTATACACCGTTACGGGTCAATCATCTATCCCGTGCGGATGTTTTGAAATCCGTTTCATTTTGAAACAGTGGTATATTACAAGAACTTTCTATTCAACAAGTTGCACGCCTGTTCCATGCTCTCCATGTGTATGTCCGCAATCTTCTGACGGTCCGTGTAACCCAAGTAATACCAACTGTTAACCACATCAATGAAGGATGATTATGAGTAACCCATTTGAAAACCCTGAAGAATTCGTAGGCAAACACGCATATTTTGCGTTTGTTGTAGACAACGAAGTAACACACTTACATACCGTTGATAAACAACTTGAAATGATCATTGCGTCTATGTCTTCGGATCCTAAGGTGATTCTTTTGTCTGAAGATGATGCTTTAAAAGTTAAAGGCGGATGGTATTTTAACGGTACCGAATTTGTTGAAACACTATAAATATGTCTGCTTGGAAAGAATATAAGCAAAAATTAGGTACCACTCGTCCGTGGGATGTGTTGAATCCGAACACGGAGTTTGCTGACGATGAGAAGCAAAGTACTAGGATGACGATTTGTCGTAATTGTCCTGAATACATTAAGTTGACTAGCCAATGCAAACAGTGTGGTTGTGTTATGAAGGTTAAAACTAAACTTCTTTATGCGTCTTGTCCGTTGGGTCATTGGTGATGTTTGATTTTTCTGATGTGTCCACACCCGAATATCAGTCTTTTGTAAGATTTGTTGACATTGAGACTAATGTTCCACGCAACTTCACCGACATAGACCCAAACCTATTTCCGTACAGTTTCAAAAAACAAGTAGGCGAATTCCGTAGTTTCCACCAAGAAGACCTGTTAACCAAAGAAGAATGCGACTACCTCATATGGTTAGCCGAATCCAAAGATGAATGGTTAGAAGAAACACTTCCTTTTTGGAAGGGACGCAACATCCCGTTTTTATCCATGCTTCCGTCTAGACCGTGGGCTACAGAAGAAACCAAACCGTTATGCATAGACATCGTTAAACGGATACAACAATTCATTACCAAATCCTTCGGGGTGGACGCCTACCCTGATCAGATAGGTCTTGTCCGTTGGCTACCTGACAGTTGGCAGATGGTTCACAAAGACGATGTTGACGGTCTTGACCGTGTCGCAGGATGCGTCGTTTTCTTGAACGACGATTACGACGGCGGAGAACCGTTTTACCCGTATTATGGCAGAATGGTTATCCCAAAAACAGGCATGATTTACGCCCACTCTTCGGACGAAGATCACCTTCATGGGGTGACCAAAATTAAGAACAAAACCCGCTACACCATTTCCACCACTTGGACGACCGATAAGAGCAAATGCCCTTATCCCGATCTATTTGGTGCAAAGGTAATGATTTAGGCTTATAGTAAGGAGTTTTTACTGTGGCATACGACCCAAGTTTATTTGAACAGCAACGAAGGAACCTGCTTGGTAACTTCGCGCAACAGTCCGCGTTCAATGCTTATCAACGGTATTTGGCTGAAACCCAAGGTCAACGCCCTATTTTGCAGTTAGAAGAAGCCGCCTTTGGTCGCACCCCTACTGGTGGTCTTGGTCAGGTTCCTAAGTTGACTTCTAGTTATGCTCGCCGTGGGCTTCAGGGTCAGGGTATGCGTTCAGGTATTTACAATGAGGCGCTGTCTAGTTATGCAAAGAATCGTGCCCGTCAACTTGGTTATGCTCGTGAGGATTTGGCAGGTAATTTGCGTGGTTTGGATGTCACTAAAACTGGTTATGAGTCGGATCTTTCACGCGGTATGCAAGATTTGGAAGCAAATAAGGCTAGACAAATAGCGGCTGACGCTCAGGCGTTGCTTGGATTGAGGTAATTATGAGTGGTCTTGGAGTTACATATTACGGTAGGGGAACTAAGGGTCTTCCTCAGACGGGGATGGTTCCTGCTGAAACTGTTACTGAAGAAGAAGAAGAGATTGTAATCCCTTCTACAATTAAACTAGGTGGTGGCGCTGTAGACGAAGGTGGTGGTGGTTCTAGTTTGTCTGGTCAAGCAGCAATCATGAACGCAATACTTGCTCAAAAAAAATATGATGACACTTTGTCATCTGCTACGAGTGCCTCTGAGCGTCTTGGTCTTGGTGCTGGCTATCAGCAAACATATTTACAGCAACAGTTAGATGCTCTATCTAAAGGCGGTTTCAATCCGATTATCGCTGGCGAGTTAGAGGCACAGAAAACTGCTGGCGAAAAAAATATTCAAGACCAATACAACAGTTTGTTGGGTCTTGTAAATCAACGAAAACAAACAGGTGAAACTTTAACTGGTCAAGGTTATGACGCTTTGCGGTCTTATTTGACTGCGAACCCTGCGACAGCGTATGCTTCT